AAACAGGGCCCACAGTTGTATCGTCAATTGCTCTAGATAGTTCAATACCAACGTAATTTAGCGTACCAGGAGTAAAAGATCCTTGAATTTTAGTATTTATGGCTGAATTCAGTATTTCATTTGGAGCGGTTGATTCGATATGGTAAAATGTACCTGAAACATTTGATTTTGAATGTAAAATCGCAGAGTTAGCTACAACTAATTGTAATCCAGAAGCAGCAGACCCAATAGCTGTTGCCATGCTGATTTCCAGCCCTCTAACAACAAGGGATTGACTCTCCCCTAGTATTAAAGTTTTCAGTAACTCATCAAAATCATTAGATACAGCAGATTCTAGCCCTTTGAACTCTGGGACATTTATCCTCATCTGCGAAATTGCGTTTAATCGTCTTTTTACTGAAATAACCCACCCACCGTTGACATGGTTGACTATCTTTTACATAAACTTTTATTTGAATTATTTTAAAAGGTGTGATATGCTTAGGATAGTATTAACCACAAGATTAGGATAATGTATGATTTGGGGATACAAAGGCTTAGATTCAGACGACGATCTTATGGAGCAAGAACCAGAGGAATATACACCCGATGGCAAGAAGATTATAAGGGTTAAACAAAAGCCAAGTGAGTATATTTTACCAGAAAACCAGATAAGGTTAGAAAGATGTCTACACAAGAAGCGATATAAGAACATTATAAGTAAAACAATACAATTTTGGTACTGTCCAGATTGCAAAGAAGAAGTTGATGAATAGCGATAACTGTAGGTTATTAGAGGAAAAGACAATAAACGACAGGACACTGGTGTGTTGGTATGACTTTGACACATCTGAAGCTAAGTTATTGATTTTTCATCTAACTGATCAACCAAACGAATTGAGTAAAAAATCGCCCTATACTAATTGGGGGTATATGACATTATTTATAACTGACATGTACACACTAAAAGAAGCGGCTGAAATTGTTGGGATGTACCTAAAAGATATTGAAAGTGATAATTTCTGGTGGGAGAATATTAATTAAGATTATGGAGAGTAAATATCTAGTTCACCTTTTGGTATAATTCCTTTCCAGTTGAATGATATCCTTACCGATCCCTTAGCCTGTATTGATACGCTTTCAGAAGCAATTTTCACTTGATCACATTCAAATATTGTCAAATTGGTAGCCCTATCTACTATTTTGAGTGTTGTATATGGGGCGTATAATGTTTCTGTAACCCTACTAACAATTCCATTTCCTTGCAATCCACCGCCTGTCTTTAGCTTTAATCCTACAACAGATCCATTGACAGATATTCTAGAAGTGGCTATCTCTTGTGCAAATACACTGTCCACTCCATAAACGGGATCTTCGGCATAATCTGTGACATAGGAGATTGATTGGCACTCTGGGTATAACTCTCCACCGATATAAACCTTTACCTCTGCACCTGCTAATGTTTTAGACATAATTACTCATCCCAAACCTGTTTCCAAGTTTTCGCTACTTCTTCCGTCCTATCCCAATGTTCTAGTCCTATTGGATTAGGGTAAATAATATTAATTACTAATCTTATACCTGTAGCCGCTACTAAGTTTATCAATTCCTCAGCATATAACCTTCCAGATACGGTATCAGTTAAATAAAAGGCATAATCCTCACCAATTGAGCTTACTTTGTAAGAAAAACCCTGTGAAATTTCTGACACCATAGTTCCAGATTCGTGCATGTGCCTGAATTTATAGGATGGGTTAATTCTTAAAGTTGTACTTGAAGGTCTTCCTATACATGGAATGGGCCCCTCTTCTTTTGATGTCCCAAGGCCAAAAACAAGCTGCGACTCCCCATCAATAAAATTATTTGAGTTATCAACACTTATTACAAAGTTATTCGCTTCTACATCCGCTGTAAGGAAACAGTCGTTACTTCCGACCGTATAAGGTTTTGTTTCATCAAAAATGTATGGGCCATACTGACCTACTATAGCCGAACCAGACGCATATAGATGAGCTGCACCTTTTCTATTTCTTCTAACAACTCTTGTTGTTGCTGGTATAAATATTTCTACCAATCTAGATTCTGTTTGGTAAACCGCTCCATAAAGGTATTTTGATATTACAGTGGTTTTTTTTGGGTTAAAAAATAACACCCCGTCATTACTACCTTGAACCGCTGTTTCAACTACTGCATTTGGATTTTCAAATTCAATGTAGGAATTCCCTACTGATCCACCTACAGCTGTAACTATTGTAAATGTCCCTTTATTCAGTGCGTTAAAACCTGTGCCAAAAATATTGACATAATCATCTTTTTTTACTTTGCCTAGAAATGGCTCTGATCCACCTGTCCATGTCATTCTCACAAGGTTTCCATTAAATGAGAATGTCCATTGCGTAGACGTTTGAGCGGATGTAGGTCTAGCTTCTGGGAATCTTAGTACATTCTGAACTCTCCCACCACGAACTCTAACGCTAGATGATGGCCCCGTAGCTCCTGACATAAGCATGACGTAAGCCCCTGCTCCATCATCCTTAGCTACAGCAGAGCCACTCTTACCAAATGACGACAATGTTTTACTTATAACATCGGCTACTTCTTGAGCCGTGGCTTGTGAAATGTTTGAAAATTGAGATGTTTTAAAAGGTATCTCAATTATGTCAGATTCATCAAACTGTATTAGGATACTGTCATTGTTGACTAATTGATATGGCTCAAATGTACTTGAGTTAGAAGTGGCTCTTGTTAATTCTTCTCCATAAATAATCTCAATAATTTGACCTAACAAATCTCTAACCTGTTTTCGGTTAGTTACCTCGATCCCTATTTTTCTAAAGATTTCATCTGACAGTCCGACTAACTCAGGTCTTGTCAACCCCTTATCAGCTAGTCTAGCATCTAAATACTTTTCAGAAGCGGTAACAACATACAAGCTATCATTTACGGCTTCAACATTATTAACTAAATGGACAGCCCCAGAGGACAAAGCCTCTAGGACAGCATCTACATTTGGCCCTTTAATTATGGGATTTAAATAACTTCTTAATCTTTTCTTCTGTTCGGCTATATCTGTCATCACTAACCTACTTTGGATACGATAATGTCTTCAATAATATCTAGAATCAATGCTTTTTCCGACTGATTTACGATAATAACATCACTTGTTGGAGAGTATTGAGGAGATGAGATACTTACCGCACTTACCCCTGGAATACTATTTACAGTAGCTATTATGTCAGAAATTGCTATAGACTGACCTATTGGAGACGAGTTAATTAATGAGAATATGTTATTTCTAACTTGCTCTGTTACTCTTGTAAAAGGAATTCCTGTATTAACCCTTACATTTATAGATATTTGAACTCTCCTAAACAATGGAGCTTGAATAAATATCTCAGCACCAGCAGCACTTACACCAGGGTATGTCACAGAATCTCTAGGGTCTCCGTACACTATTCTATTTACTTCTGAAATCAACCCTGTGTTGAACCTGTATGAATCCACCCCTTTAATAAGAGACTGTGGAAGAGACATTTTAGAAGTAGCAGACACAAGTATATCAGCTGTATCGTTTAACTTTTGGAAATATCTAGCAGAACTTAATACAATAGTTAAGTTATCGGAATTAGAAGGATCTACTGCAATTGTATCAATTTTCTTGTAAGTAGAAAATACTGAACTTTCAGTAACATACACTTCTTGGAAGTCAGATCCTAAGTTTACAGATCCAGCCGCCACTAATGTACCGCTAACTATGATATTGTTTTCGTCTAATATATCCAATATCTCATAACTTCCAATATTTCCAGTCCCTAACGAATCACCGCTAATTGTAAATGTATCCCCAACTTGAGCGGCATCGTAGTGGTAGAATTTTAGAGGAGAAGAATAAAAGCTCAAAGAAGCGTTCCCAACAACATTTGACTCTACAACAGTGTTTACATTATAAAATTCAACATAAGTACTACCAAATCCAACAACCATGAACTCTCCCTGGTTACTGGCATTAAACGCAGCTCCTATAGTTACATAGTCTCCGACTTTAATGTTAGCAAAAGATGGGGCTAATCCAGTCCCATTGTAAGTTAATCTTGTTCTTGCGCTAGGTTTTGTGATATTATACTGAGTAGAGACATCCCCACCAATAGATATTGAAGTACCAGAAGCGGTAACTATTTCATCTACAGAGTTTTCATTTTCAATATAGAATGATTGGTTAAATCTTTTAATTACAGAAAAAGTTCCTCTATTTAATGTAGCAAAAGGAGCCCCTATGATGACTGTATCCCCCTCATTTATATCAGATGTTATGGAGATATTACCAGAAGCTATTGAAATTGACGATTCGGTTACCCCTGAAGAATTGTCAAGTATTACAGTCAATCCGTTATTAGTAGTTCCAACAACATTGAATGTGCCGTTATTTTCTTCGTTAACAAAGCCAGATATTGTTACAACATCACCTTTTGAACATTCTGAAAAGTCTCTTAAGGAAACAGCTGTATATTCTGTAAATCCTGTCGTTGTATTCTTAAACACTGTCATGTTAGACGTTGCATTGTTAAAGTCTACAGAGGACGTTAGGAAAGGAGATGTACCAGACCCATTCCATGAGAAACAGGTAAACTTACCATGCTTCTCTACGTGGAATGTACGCCCCACAGGTTTAACTTCAAACCTAGGAATACCGAAGTACAGATCCTCTGGTTCTTTGTTTGCCAATGTTATCTTGGATTGACCTACAATTGGAGAGTTTGGAGTTATCGTCACATTCGTGGCAGATGAAATTCCAGAGTCTTTCCTTTGTAAGTTTTGGGCGATAAGTTTAACATATCCAGATTCAATCCCAGAAGCCAATGACTTATTTACGGATAAAATAGTCTTATCTTGGTACTTAGATGCAGATGATGTAATTGGGGATTCAGGATTATTCCCTGTACCACCAAACACTTGAACTGCTCCATCTGAACCTAATACAGATGATATTATCTGAACTTTTGTTTGTCTTGCCGAATTCAATATAGAGCTAAACGTACTCACTCCACTAACAGCTAATACGGAAAGGAATTTCTTTAATTGTTTAGCTGTTGTAGGTATTAATCGAATTTCTTCCCCACCGTTAAAAGTGTAAGCATTTGCTGTAGCTGTGCTTATTGAAGGTAATTCCAGTGACTTTTTAAATACAAATTGAGCTGTAGGAGCTACCGCTGCAACGTTTGAAGATAATATCCAGTTTAACCCATCCTTTAATTGGATGTGAGTAGAAGCAATATCGTCATAAGTAGAGGTATCAATAACACCAGATCCAGTAGTTCCATTATCATTTAAAAGGCTTGACTCTAACCAATTTGACATGTTAGCATTAACGTATGTATTGATTTGTGCAGCTGTTGTTGCACTATCTTCGTAAAAGAACATTGTTACGTTTGATAATGTTGCAATTGCAGATTCAGCTAATGCCTCACCAGAATACCTGTGAATTACAAATGCTGTATTTGTACTCGACTGTACTTTGAATGTCCCTTGGTTTCTTTCGCTAAACTCTCCATTAGAGTTAATTGTAACGTAGTCACCAATAGCTAGGGCTGAAAGGTTTGGAATAGTACCAACACCAGACCAAACATAAGTGACCTCTTCCATACCAACAACAGGGGTATTTGGTACAACGGTTATATTCCATTCCGTAGAGGCATCGATTGTATTTGATACAGGGGCCCCAGACTGTAGGTAGATATTAAACTTAACATCATCTGCTACTGTAACAGTGTGTTGGATTGAGGCATTAGCTACGGTTGGGTAGAATATCCCTACCTTATACTTTTCCCCAGCTTCCCCCCAAACAGCCGATCTAAACAGTAAGGAATCTTGGTTTACTGTGTTTAACTTAGGAGTTATTGCGTTTCTTGCCTTCATCAATACTTTGAAGTTAGCAAAATTAAATGATGGGAAATATGTATCAAAACTAGCTGTTGCACCTGACTGAACATCATAGGCTCTAAAGTTATTTGGAGATATGGCAGCGGTAGCATTTACAGTAGCTTTTCTGTATAATGGGATTTGGAATGTCTTATTTACAGTATCAGCATCTAAAGTAATTACAATAGAATCTTCATGGCCAAAGTTATATGGTGAGGCGTAATAGAATCTATCTCCCTGCCTAACTCTCCTAACTACTGGTTCGGAGTCACTTGCAAAGTCAATGGTATTTGTTGAATAGCTTTTAACCTGAACTGATTCCCCTGAACCTTGGGCATCTTGAATTGAACTATATGGATGTAAGAACTTCAACAAAGCATTTGGATCTAATGTCGGAGTTGTTGTTGCATCAAAAGTTGTTAAATAAGCGTATGGAGTGTTTGCACTATTATCAGCCGCTATTGTATCATGCTGGAATAATGGGAAAAATGAATCTTCTTTACTTTCCTCGATAAATCCAAATGAACTCTCCCCTGCCACTCCCTTATCGGCTAATGTAAAGTTAAGAGATTTAGCAGATGTATTATAAGTAGGTAGGAAAACGCATCCAGACGTATCACTTGTCTCTGAGTAAACAATGATTATTTCATCATTATCTACTTTTGCCAATAATCCAACGGCATTATTATTGATATGGGTTGCAATATCATTTACATTGTAAGTACCTGAAACTATTGCAATCTTCTGAGGGGTCACTTTTGTTCTTATAAATACAAATCCACCCTTAATTAAAATACCACTCTCTACCTGTGCTAATGCGTATTCACTTGCTGTTATCTTTATATCAAAAGTGTTAGATGTTTTTGCATTAACTCTACCCTCAATCCTATTATTTGCATTTAATTCTTCACACCAAACAATTACATAATCCCCTACAGCTATATTAGCAAAGGCACTGGCTTGGTTAGAAGTGTATCTAACAATATTGGCAGATGGCTTGGCAACGTCAATTAATGTATCAGATATTGCCCCACTGTTAATTATTTCAGCATCTTCATTATCAGTTATAAACCATAACAAAGCATCGGAAGTTAAAGTTACAATCCCACCCAATATCTCAGATGTTTGAATTGAGGCATTTGTAAAATCAGATCCAGCCGTTAACTTATCCCCAGCCAATAATGCTGTTTTAAGCTTTAACTGTGCTGTGTTTCGTGATAAAGTAAAGTCAGACTCAACCCCAGACGACACAAGGTTAGAGGATGAGAACATGCCGTTAGTTACTAATGTTGAAGCGGAATCTATCTCTATTTTTGCCCTAGAGCTAATTCCTAGGTTAGAAGTTAGTACAATCTTCGTACCAGATACACTTGCTGTCACCCCTATTAATTTATTATTAAACACATTCACCCATGACTCTAATACGTTAGTTTTTGCCAAAGTTGTGTGAGTGCCTTCAGATAAGAAGTCCGCATCTGTCAATGTATAAGTTATGAACTGTGTATTATCCACTTTAAGGATAAGAGTTTCACCAGTAGCTAATGAATTCGACCAGCTATTTTGCTCTTCGCTTTCAATAAATGCTTTTACTCCATCTTTTTGTAATGGGAGGTTATTTTTATATAACTTTATTGTCTCGACCTTATTTCTTGGTAAGAATAGGTTAACAGAAGCATCAACCCCGACAGATGGAGTTGTTACTTGGATATATTCAAATGTTTCAGTTTTAGCAAATAGTACTAACTTCTTACCATTATTAGATGTTCTAGCGGAGAATAATAAACTTGAATTAGCGTTAATTGAAGCTGTTAACTCATAAGCCGTAACCGCTCCCTCTGCTCTAAAGTCAGTTGATGCAAATATATGTTCTGATTCCACTCCACCTATAAGAATTGAAAGTCTATCATTTGCGTAAATCTGATATGGCCCATCTAAGGTTGATTCAATAAATGCTTTAGCTATAGAAGTTTGGCTACCGCCTGTAGATAACTGGAAATATTGCTCTCCACCTAAAGCTGAATCAACTATAGCTTCTAACCCTACACCTTGTGACTTTTCCTCATATAAAGAGCCATTGTCAACAAAAAGTATTGTTTGATCTGTAGTGGAAAGGATCTCATTAGAAGTTACAGAGGCATTTTCATCTTGTGCCGAAGCTCCTAATGTAGAGTTTTTAATAGAAGTTGATGTACCTAACCCCTTGGAAATCCGTGCCCTTTTAATTCTAGCTCTATATTCATCATCTGATTCTTCATCTTTACCAGTAGTAAATGGAGAGTCATTAAATACGGTAGCACCTGTAAAAGGCTCTATTGCGAATTCTTTTATGGAGTTTCTTGGAATATTAGAAGCTGAACCTGGAACCAATGCCGCTACTGGTACACCAGTTATTTCACTCTCCCCATCTAGTAAGATACTAGAGGTTGTTGTTGTAAAGGTTATATCGTCCGATCCACCCGTACCTATTGTTTTAACGCTAATCCCTACAGGAATATTTCTTACCCCACCTTGAGCCAATATTACACTTTCTGTAATGTTGTGGTATTTAGTTGTTGGAGTAGAAAGATTAATCTGGTAGTACGAACCGATTGGAGTTATACTGGTATAACTTATTGGGCCTTCAACGTTTGGAGTCCCTCTACCAATATAAATCTGTCCAGTTGGGGTAAACAAAGAAGCATCTGATACCTTTATAGATGTTGACCCAACATTAGGGGCAAAATCACCTGAGTACACTTTTGTGGCTATCTTATTGAAAGAACTATCAACTATTGTAACTGTACCTGTAGATACCTTGGCTGGAATTGGGAATACTCTTTCCTCTTCCCCAATTCTCTTTAATGACTCTCCACTAGCTCTATCTACTGAGAAATCTCTGATAACTTGAAATATATCACCAGACGAGCGGTAAACAACTTGAGCTACAGCTTCATAAAAAGATGTTACGACAGATCCAGTTTGTAAATCATTAACTCCTATCCTTGCCATATATGCAGATAGCATTTCGGAAAGAATTTGGTTATATGACTTTGGTTGAGGTAAATTTGCCATGGTGTTATCCTGAAATAGATAGAGATATTTACAGAGAAGATTAGGTTATAAAAACCTACAACCCAGATTATGCCCCAGAAGCGGTAGGTATTCCAACAAGTAGCAGATTTGTTGGCTGATTTGGGCGACCCACACTCATTTCTTAACAATTACTGCCTTAGCTTAAGGGTCTGAGTGGTGGAAATTACTATTAAGATTAGGATAAGTAGTTGATTATTGCTCTGAATAACTGCTTTCTAAGGCGATCATCTTCAATTGCAAAGGCTAACTGCATAATAGATGTTGGCTTTAAATCGAGCCAATCCTGACATCTGGCTATAACCCTATTGCCATCTACAACGGTTATTGTAGATATGCCTAGGTTGCCTAGTTTATGTTTGTTGGATGGATTTATATGTATTTTTAATGACTTATTCATTCGAAAATGTTGCGTTCTGATACAGAGCGTCTAACCCACCAATTGCTGTCATTGGCTAATTTTTCTAATATATGGGAGGGCGTGTTTGTGTGAGATGCCACTCTATCTCTAATAGCCCAATCCTCATGTCTACTGAGATATTCAAGGTATCTTTCTTGAAGTTTTTGGGGAAGTTGACTTAATGTCCCTAAACTCATGTAAACGTTAAATATCAGCTTCATTTCTATTCCTTAAACTGGCTTTAGCCCTTCTTTTGACTACCAAATTATCACTCTTGCTCAACTTCTCTAAAATATGAATAGGTGTACTAGGGTTTTTAGCTATATTTATATTCACCCACATGTCAATGCCTTGGCTTAACCTTTCCAGTACATGAACGGGAGTGTTGGGATGGCTAGCTACAATTCTTCTGGTATATCTATTATCACTCCCACTAAAATACTCAAGATACCTTTCCTGAAGTACTTTAGGTAAATATGATGGCTCTTGAAATTTAAAAATTGTTACCATCATATAACCTAGACTTGCAAAGATCATGTAATATATCGCCCCTTACACCCATCAAGTAGTGAAGTGTTTGAGAGGACGTGTTGGGGTTACCAATTATTTTCTCCAAAACTGAGAAGTATTGTGTTTTCTTTGCTAAATCATCTAGGATATTAGGTGGGGTAAAAGGAAAAGAGGCTAAAAGGTAAAGATCCCATCCTGATTTTGAGTTGTATAAGTGGTTGAAAATTCTACCCCAAAGCCATTTTGGAGAGTTTTCAAGTAGAGCGTTGTAATTTTCACTTAATACATATTGCATCATGATACATATTAACACTATTTATATTTTGACATTAAAGGATATTGGCAGAACGCCTGTATTTCCAGCTATTTGCACTGACATTAATATTTCAATTGTAGAACCTTTCAGTAATATTTCTAACTTTTCAATTCCTGCAAATCTAGGGTCGGATGTAACCAGGGCATTTAATTCTTTAGCTAACTCTCCTGATTGAATATCCGCTAAAGATGACCCAACAGTTAGTCCTAGCCCAAAGTCTAAGTGCCTTAATAATGTACCCTTTCTTGTCTGAATTTTAATCTTTAGAGCCTGTATTAGGTTTGTCATACCGTTAGCTAAACGAAAATCACCTACTGAGTTAATGGCTACATCGTTATTGTCGCTTAACAAGAAATCAACTTTAGATACCCTTGTCAGTTTGTCCTCAGCTAAATGGTTTATAGGGAATATCCTATCATCTTCATCTGCTGGCTGGTTTGATGGTATGTATATTTGGTTTTGGGAGTTAACTGTCCCAGGTAAATATGCCTTTAAACTGGCATTATCTACAACCTTAAGGGAATCTAAATTTGCCTCCCCATCTAAAGTTATAACATAAACACTACTGCCAGAAGCTTCAATGTTTGTTATTCTTCTAGACGTAATAGGGACAATGTTTGAATATAATGATATTTTTTGCCCTATGTATAATCTTTTATCGATATCTGTGACTGTAACCCTTCTATCACTAGCATTTGACAGTAATGGTAATACAAACCCCACCTCGTCAATATATGGGCTTCTTAGCCCATTCAAAGTGGCTATCTCCAAAAACCTATCAGGAGACCCTAAATATCTTGCTGCTATCTCTTCAATAGATAGGCCAAAAGGTACAGGAGCTAAGTACTTAGAAGAGTAATCAACAAAGTCCACTCCAACACTATTTGCATACCCACCAATAAACTCTAACGGTGACTCTACTTTATTGTCATCATAATGCTTTGACTTAATAAGTTCATCATAAGCTTGTACAGCATCGTATATAGATATGAGGATTTCATTCTCTTCAATAGACATTTGGATAGGGCGAGTCTTTGGTAATGGCTTATTATATATCTGGGAGTATAATTCTGTATTTGCACCGTAACTATTTGAAATCTCGTCCGCTAACTTAATCAGGTCGTTTTTAAACGAACGGAAGTCATTAATTGTCAACAAAGAGGCTTCTAGCTTGATATCATCTAACTTAGCTATTTGTTCAGGGGATAATATTAAGTCATCCACGGCAATACTGTCAAAGAAATCAAAATATTCATCTGAATTGCTAAATACTTGATTTACTGGGTCAATTGAATCATATTGAGCTAAATCCTTACCAGCGGCTTGATTCTTAACCTGAAGGCTTGAAAGGCCTTCATT